GTTAACGCTGGCGGCTCTGGCACGGTGACTACAAATGTCTAATCAAGATATAATCACACTTGGCAGGGATAACCCTGTCATAGTGGAGTTTGCTAACGTGGACTTAACCCAGTTCACCAACATACAGGCGAGCTTTAAAGACGATGTAAGAACGTCAACCGCAAACCCTGACAGCGTAAAGGTAAATAGCGCTACAGAGTTAGAGTTAAACTTCCAAGATACAACCGAAACAGGCGCAGGGTACTGGACAATCATAGGTTTTAACGCTTTATACCCAGATGGATTTATCCTGGTCGGAACGTGCATAGGAATATCGCTAAAATCATCAGTATGCTAAAGGCTCAATTAAGAGCCTTTTCTTTTTTCATCTACTTTTGCTAAAATAAACAAAGGTGATAGGGTATTCCTATCTAATATCAACATCAGTCTGGGACTGATAACACTAAAGGCAGGGCTGATAGTGTCAGAAAAGAATAAAGGCGGCAGGCCAACTAAGTACACCATAAAGATTGGTGATGAAATATGTGAAAGACTGGCGGATGGAGAGAGTCTTAATCGCATATGCAAAGATGACCATTTGCCAGCAAGAAGAAATGTTCTCAAATGGCTTCTTAAAACAGAAAACAAATTATACGACAAGTTTCGTCACAATTACGCCCAAGCTCGCGAAATACAATACCAATGCATGTCTGATGATATAATGGATATAGCTGATAATGGAACCAATGATTACATGGAAAGAGAAGATCCTGACAATCCTGGTTATGCTGTTAATGGTGAAGCGTTAGGTAGAAGCCGATTAAGGGTGGACACTCGCAAATGGTTTATGTCTAAGGTTCTACCTAAATTCAAAGATAAGCAAGAAGAAGAAAAGAAAGACACTAAGCCCGTTACTATTAATTTTAGGCTGCCGACTAAAGAAGAAGTAGAGGCGGTTAAGTCAGATGACTGATGTTTTACTTACTGAACCACAGTTAAGGTTTGTTCACAGTGAAGACAAAAGCCCTGCTTTAATTGGTGGGTTAGGCTCTGGCAAGAGTAGAGCTGGAACAATGAGGTTACTTGCTAGGCGTTTGGCTTACCCTGGTTCAAATGGCGCTTACTATATGCCAACCTTTGACTTGTTAAAGTTGAGGGCTTTACCTGGGTTTATTGAAGATTTAGAGATGTTAGGTTTATCATACTCTATTAATAAATCTGAAATGACTATATCAATCGAAGGATATGGTTTTATCATTTTACGCTCTTACGATAATCCAGTTAGAATAGTTGGTTATGAGGTTGCTGATTCCATTGTTGATGAGTTAGATACTTTGCCAATAGATAAGGCTGAGTTTGTTTATAGGAAGATAACTGAAAGGAATCGGCAAAAAATAAAAGGCATGGTCAACACCATTGGTTGCGTAACAACGCCAGATCAAGGTTTTAATGGTATCGTTTACAAGAAATGGGTTAAGGATGTAAAAGAGGGTTATATTCTAATTAAAGCCCCTACTCACTCAAATCCATACTTACCTAGTGATTATATCGACCAGATACGAGCTAACTATGATCCGCTTCTAGCCGACATGTATATCGAGGGTGAATTTGTAAACTTATCAGCAAATAAGGTTTACCACTTCTTTGATAGAGAAAAAGCACACACCGACAGAGAGTTAATGGATAGTGATAAGCTATTGCTTGTTTCGGTAGACTTTAACGTTGGTGGTTGTTGTTCTACGGTTAGCGTACTAGAGAAGGGCAAGCCTGTAACAGTTGATGAGTTTGTATCCAACAATACTTACGATTTTATAGATAACCTATCCATAAGATACCCTGACAAGAAAATAACCGTCTATCCAGATGCAAGCGGTGACAGCGACTCTACCAATGCAAGCTTTTCTGATATAAAATTAATCAAGCAGGCTGGTTATTCTGTAGATGCACCTAACGCAAACCCAAGAATTAGAGACAGGGTTAATGCGGTTAATAAGGGTTTTGCTCATAGTGAGTTTAAAATCAATACAGATAAATGCCCCATGTTAACCCATGCTTTAGAAAATCAGGGTTATGATAAAAAGGGCGTACCAGAGAAGTTCGATGAGCATCCAGCGATTGATGACTGGGTTGATAGTTACGGATACAAGATAAATAAACGTTGGCCTATCCATAAGCCAGCAAGTAATGTAAATATAGGTTTCTCATTATGAGTATAGTTGATGCTTCAGTAGCAACAGAACGAAAAGAGTATAAAGAATACCTGCCTATTTGGGATCAGGTTGATGACTGCGTAAAGGGTCAGAAGTTTATAAAAGATAAAGGCGAAGCCTACCTACCTAAGCCTGATGCGGAGAATACAACAAAAGCTAATCAGAAAAGGTATTCGCAATATCTAGCTAGGGCGTTATTTATGAACGCAACAGCTAGAACCTTATCCGCAATGGTTGGTGTTGTATACTCCAAACCTGCTGTTATTGAATTGCCTAGTAACTTGGAATACCTATTAGATAATGCTGATGGTAACGGCCTGGGCATTGAGCAGCATTCAAGGGGTAGTGTAGAGGAGAATGTCAAAAAAGGTCGTCATGGCTTATTTGTTGACTTTCCTGCTACTGATGGCGTATCCACAAAGCAACAGCAAAGAGAAATGGATTTACGTCCATACATCATTAAATACAACGCTCAAGATATTATTAACTGGAGAACCAAAAGAGTTGGCGCGGTTGAAAAGCTTTGTATGGTTGTGCTTAAAGAGAAAAACGATGTATTTCAGGGTTTCTATGAGTCTGATGTAGCTACAACATATCGGGTTTTATGGTTGGATGGTGATGGTTATTACAATGTAACCGTAATGAATCTAATCCAAGATAAAGACAAAATTGTCGTTGATGATAAGTCGGTTAATCATTACGAACCAAAAGATGCAAACGGAAATAGATTAAACTTTATCCCTTTTAGGTTTGTAGGTTCTCGTGATAATGACTATAGAATCGATGAAGCTCCACTTTATGATTTATCAAGCGTTAATATATCTCACTACCAGAATAGTGCAGACAATGAAGAATCTAGCTTTATATGCGGACAGCCTACATTAGTTCTATCTACCGCCAGTAGCGAGCAGGAATTAACAACTAACAACCCTCAAGGCATTAAGGTCGGTTCACGCTCTGCAATTATACTGGGTCAGGGTGATTCGGCTAATTTTTTGCAAGCTGACCCTAACAACCTCCCATTTAGCAATATGCAGAGAAAAGAGGAAATGATGGTTGAACTTGGTGCTAGATTAGTATCACCAAGCAAACAGCAAACAGCAGAAGCAGCAAGGATAAATTACGGCGCCGAGACTTCACAGTTAGCAACTATCGTGACCAATGAAAATGAGGCTTACGGTGATTGTATTGCGTGGTGTTCACTGTATGAGAATGGTGATGCTGAGCCAGATTTTACTTTTGAGTTAAATACTAATTTCTTCCATGAAGGTATAACAGCCCAAGAAATTACAGCATGGTTATCGGCTGTACAGGCTGGCAAGTTGCCTAATGAAGACTTCTTGAGAAGAATGAAAGCGGCAGGCCAAATCTCAAAAGATAGAGAGATTGAAGACATGCAAGACGAACTAGAAGCTCAGGAGCCGACAATTGGATCAGCTGACACAAGCGGAAATCAGTCATCAGATTTATCTGAATAAGCTGTCTGCGTACTATACAAACCAATTTGATGACATTGAGCTTGAGATAATCAGGCTCATGCGCTTGGCTTTTTCTGAGGTTGACGATATTGAAACCTTGCAAAATACAAATGAGCTTAATCAAAAGATAGATGAGTTGTTAACTCCAGTTCTTGAGCAATATATAGAAGAACAAGAGCAGGCAATTGAGGAGCTAGCAGAGCAGGAGGTTAGCTTCCAAGATAATCTATTTAATATAATTAACGCTGGTGTTGCTGGCGCTTATGCTGGTGCCATTACTGCATCATTAAAAAGGTATAGGATTGATTTAATACCCATAGATAGTAATGGGGCGGCTGTTAATATAAAAAAGCGTGTAAGTAGCTTTCCTAAAGATGTTGTTGAGCATATCAAAGGCATCATAAAGGGTGGTTACTCACAAGGCGCTAATATTGACGATATAAGAAAATCTTTAACTGGTACCGCTAAAAACAAATACAGGGATGGCTTTGTTAATACGATAAAGCGCGATCAAAAGTCTGTTATTGATACAGCCAGAAAGCACATGGAAACAACTGCTAAATTACAGTATTTCCAGTTCGCTAAAACTGATGGCTATATGTTAACTGCCGTTTTGGATGGTCACACGTCGGATATTTGCTTGGGTTGGAATGGTACTATTGTATTATGGTCACAGAAGTTCAAGCCTGCCCCGCCATTTCACTATAGGTGCAGGACAACGGTTGTACCATATATAAAAGGCGTGACACAGAAAACACAAGGCGGTTTTACCTGGCTGAAAAAGCAAAGCGCAGACTTTCAAGATGATTTAATTGGGCCTGTAAGGGGTGATTTATTAAGAAACTCTGGGCTTTCTGCTGATGAGTTTAGGAAAGCATCTAGAAACAATCTAAATGAACCAATTACACTTGATGAAATGGCAGCTAAAAACAAAGAAATAGCAGACCGTTTGAACGACAGTAAAGATGGTGTATAATTAACTTGACGCTTGGGGCGTCTCCATAAATAGCTAGGGGCTAATATGTTAAACTTTGAAGGTGTGGATATTCCAGAGGAAATCCAAAACAAACTAAACGAGCAAGTATCGGGCTTAATATCTGAAAAGGTAGAGGCTGAGGTTACAGGCTTAAAAGGTAAGGTTGACGAGTTACTTACCGAAAAGAAAAACGAAAAGGCTAAGCGCGATCAAGAAAAGCTTGAGCGAGCTAAACTCGAAGAGGAGCAAGCTAGAAAGAATGGTGATTTAGAGGCCATTGACAAAAGCTGGTCTGAAAAGTACCAGAAGCTATTAGATGAATTTGAAAGCTTTAAGGGTAACTCCAATGAATTGGTTAGAGGCTTAACAGTTGGTCAGGAAGTTTCAAGAATGGCTGCTGAGTTAGGTGGTGAAAATGCAAACGGCTTATTGCCGCATTTAAAATCTCGTTTAGATGTTGATCCTTCAACGGGTGACATAAAAGTATTAGATGTTAATGGCAAACCAAGCGCATTAACTATTGAAGAATTAAAGAGTGAGATTAAGGAAACGCCTTATCTTGCGCCTTTATTAATTGGCACTAAAGCTGGCGGGGCTGGCTCTGGTAGTTCAAGCACTAGCGGGGCTGGTGTTGATGGTAACAAAACATCGGCTGATAAAATAGCTGATAGAATTAATCAACGTTTTAATAAACTAGGATAAAAATATGTCTTTAGCAAACATGCAAGTCTACAACGAAGAGATTGCTGGCACTACCATTGAGTTACTAGGCCAGTCAATTGATAAATTTAATCAAGCGTCGGGTGGTACCATTGTATTATCTGCGGAAGGGTTTATGGGTAACTACTCAAAAGAATCTTTCTTCCAGCAAATTGCAAGCGCTCAGCGTAGAGTTAACCGCTTAGGTGCAAACGGCGCTGTTGCAGCAACGGATTTAAGTCAAAGTGAATTTGTAGGTGTAAAAGTAGCTGGTGGTTTTGGCCCTATTCGCTTCGAGCCTGCTCAATTAACATGGTTACAACAAGACCCGGGTACAGCTATTACAGTTATCTCACAAGGCTTTGCTGATGCCTTACTAGCCGACCAATTAAATACATCAGTTGGTTGCGCTGTTGCAGCAATCGAAAACCAAGCGGCTTTGGTTAATGATATCTCAGGCGCGTCAAAAGTTACTCAAGTTGGTCTGAATGGAACTCATGCTAAGTTTGGCGATATGTCAACAATGCTGCGCGCTGACATAATGACGGGATCTGCTTATCACACGTTAGTTGATGAGGCGTTAAATAACTCTAACCGATTATTTGAATCATCTAACGTTCAAGTGGTTGAGATTCTTGGAAAGATTGGTGTTATTTCTGATATTCCAGCATTATTTGAAGCTGGCGCACCTGACAAAACTAAAATCTTATCATTGACCACTAATGGTATCATTGTCGACAACACTAGTGACATTCAAACTAACTTAGATACCACAAACGGCAGTGAACGTATTGAAACAACATGGCAAGCTGACTACACGTTTGGGGTTAAATTAAAAGGTTACGCATGGGACGTAACAAACGGTGGGGCTTCACCAGATGACGCAGCGTTATTTACCGGCACGAACTGGGATAAGGCTGTTGCAGATGACAAGCACACCGCTGGCGCGTTGTTGATTGCACAGAACTAAGGTGGCTGAATGTATTTATATATTGAACACCCACTAACAAAAGAAAAAAAGTTTGAGGCCCAAAAGCAGTATCCGGGCCTTAAGTTGGTAGACATTAAGTTTAAGCCTGATAAGTTAGGTGATGGTGACAAGGTTTATGGTGATAAGCCTGCGACCACACCAAAGGTAAAAACAAAGTCGTAATTTAAAAGGGGTTAACAACCCCTTTTTTATTAGTTAAAAGAGGTTTCATAATGAGAAACTCAATATTGATTGAAATTGTTGTTGCTTTAGGCGGCACAGTTAGAGATCCAGGTAATAGGAATTTAATTTTAGAAGATTGGCTTATTGCCGCAGGTGGTACACCATGAGCGAAAGAAACAGCTTATTAGAGCAAATAAGGGATAACACTATTGGCGGCTTTAATCCAACAACAGGAATGGAAATAGAAAGGCTTTACGATGGTTCAAGTGCGCTTGCATCGCAAGAGCCTAGTGCTAGAGATGTGCCGCTCGAGGTTCAGTTTGGAGCGCCATTTGGCACACTTTCAGATCCAGTAAGCACAGAAATTAGAAGTGGCAGTGGCAATACCGAAGCCTCTATACTTAGAATAAACCAAGCTGGAACATATAGAATAAAAACCTCTATACAGTTCGGTAGGACTGGAGCCTCTGGAACATCCAGGTTGAATTTTAGGGCTTTAATTAACGGCGCTCAAGCTGGTAGGTCAATTAGCGCATACATTGAGAATGCAAACGCTTTAAACCTTTTGGTTGACGAAGCTTGGCTTACACTGCCTGCGGGTCTAGAAGTAACTTATGAGTTAATCAGGGATTTGAACGGCAGCAACTCAGGCGGTATATTCGCAGGTGAAGTGTCTGGTAGCACAGGATGGGATGCCTCTCCGGGCTGCTCGCTACGTGTTGAAAGATGGATAGGGTCGGGGGCGTAATATGTTTTTTTAAGCAAATTTTAAAACCTTAAATAGTAATGCTATACTAAACCAAGTTATAACAAGCTTGGTTTTTTTATGTCTTTAATTGTAGAAGATGGCACAGTTGTAGAGAATGCCAATACATTTTTATCTTTATCTGATGCAAGGTCTTTGGCTGATGATTACGGGTTGTCTATTTCTGATAGCGACCCAGTAGCTCAGGTGCAAATTAGACAGGCGTATCTAGCTTTAATAAACCATGAGCAGCAGTTACAAGGCCAAAGGGTATCACCTAATCAAACAGGTATTTATCCACGCACAGGCGTTGAGAAGAACTGCTTTGAATTAGCGAGTGATACTATTCCGCAAGAGGTTAAGCTTGCTCAGGTTTACCAGATAGACGCTATCAACTCAGGCTCATACGAAACTAACTCTACAGACTCAGGTGATAAACTTGCTAGTTTCGAAGTTGTAGGGGCTTACAAAGAGTCATATCAAACCGATTCAAACACTAGGTTAAATACTACCGTTCAAGGTGTTTACAATAGCCTTTACCCATTAACTAAAGCGGGTAAGTGTGGCAGCTCTGGTTATGGCTCAATCAGCCGTGAGGAGTTTGGTTTTGTCGGCAGGTAATATTCAAGCTCGCATTAAAAAAGGTTTAAATCGCGCTTATGCTAAAACAGGCTCAGCGAACAGTGAAAAAGTGTATGTGGTTAAAACAACTGGAACGGGCGGTGATGGTACGCCGTTAAACCCTGGCACCTCTACTCAATCAGATGTTGAATTAGTTGGCGCGATATTCACAAGTTATAATGAGAGTTACATTGACGGTACAGATATTCAGCAAGGTGATAAAAAACTTGTGTCTAATAGTGACGTAGTAATTAATCAGGGTGACGTTATCAAGCAAGGTTCAAAAGAGTATTATGTCATAAATGTAAACCCTAAAGCGCCAACAAGTGACGTTTTGGCTTATATATCTCAAGTAAGGTCTAAGTAATGGCAAAATTAAACCCAGCAATAGAGGTTAATGTGAAAGATGTTGAGTTAGTAAAAAACCTAATGGAGTTGTTAAGTGATAACATTGATTGCATTAACGAACCATTAACAACTAGACTAAAAGAGCTTTCAGAGAATAACGAATTTGGCTGGGTGTGCTGGGGTGACTTGCGCGACCATATAGATGATAAAAACTGTGAGGTGTTTCTAAATGGCGTCGAGCAGTTTTACGTAACTGGTTACAATAAACTACTAAGAAAGGTAAATGTGTATAACAATGACACCAAGCGAATTGATACTGTAAACGCAGATAGCTTTTTAATCCGAAATGTCGGCTGTGATAGTTTTGCTGAGTGGGGTTTGTAATGCCGCTACAAGGTCAGGTTGATTTAAGTAAAGTTAAAAAGATTTTAAACAAAGATTTAAAAGGCGTTTACTTTTCTGGCTTAAAACA